GAGATGGGTGACATTGAATACTTCCAGGAAGTACTGTTACGTGCACTTAATGTTCCTCCTAGCCGTTTACAGAAAGATGCGACGTTCTCATTTGGTGCAGATCAATCAATTAACAGAGACGAAGTTAAGTTTGCAAAGTTTGTTGACCGCTTGCGTTTGCGTTTCAATCATTTATTCTTGAACACACTTAAACAGCAATTGCGTTTAAAGGGTGTGATCACAGAAAAGGATTGGGATGAGATTTCCTCTAATATTAAATTCAACTACGCTAAAGATAACTTCTACGAAGAACAGAAGAATCTAACCGTGATGCAGCAGCGTATCAGTCTAGCACAAAGCATGATGCCGTTTGTTGGTAAGTATTATTCCAACGACTGGATGCGTAAGCATGTGTTTATGCAACAGGAAGATGATATTGAAACAATGGATGAGGAAATTATCGCTGAACGCGAGAATCCAATTTACACTCCACCTGATAACACTATGAATCAGGATCAAGGGGACCAGACAAATATTCCCCCGGAGAATCAACAAGTCTAAATACATAATGGAGAAAGACATGACAGATACAGTTTTAACCGTTCAAGATATGATCAAAGCTGCCAGTCAGGGCAGTCCTTCCGGTTTCGAAGATGCTTTTAATAGCATGCTGATGCCGAAGATTGCAGCTGCACTAGATGCTAAACGGACAGAAGTAGCCCAGAATTATTTTGAACCCCAACAAGCAGATACCGAAGTAGAGGACCAGGATGAAAACACTGAAAACAATACTGGAAGCAGCGAAGAAACCAGCGCCAGCCACGAAGGGTGAGATTGGTATCATCGATCCAGCTTCGGAGACATCCCTATCTCCGAAAGCTGCTGGTGAGAAACGTTTCGCTGATAAACACACAGTCAAAGTAACTGACGACGCCAACGGTAACGACGATAAGCTATTCAAAGCATCGAACGTTAAGGCTGGCGATCGTAAGCCAACACGCCATGGTTATAATCCTGGCGAAGACGCTGCCGTTTACGAAGGCACTGATATGGCTAAGCGTGAAGATATTGTCAAGGGCATGAAAAAGAACTTGAAAGACTTCACGAAGCGTTACGGAAAAGATGCTGAGTCAGTAATGTATGCTACTGCAACAAAAATGGCTAAAGAAGATGTAGATATCTTTGAAGGCTTTGCAGAAGACATTCGTGCTGATGCTCGTGACGTGTTTGAATTGCTTGGAGAAGAAAACAAACAGATTTTTAAACACCTTTGCGAAGATGGTCAATATGAAACCGTCACGGCAATTGTAAAACAAGTCATGGGTGAATAAATGAGCCGTACTATTAAAGTCATTTCCACAGAAGCAACAGTTAATGTTGCAACAACGGTTAGTGGGGCAGCATTGGTTCGTGTTTATAACAACACAGCTGCTGATGTCCTTATCACTCGCGCTGACGGTGTCGGTACAATTGGTACCGTAACAATGCAAGCAAATACTGTAGAGTATTTTGTTAAAGCGCCTACAGAAACAATTGCAGCTAACGCTAACGTACTTGCAGTATCAGTTGCATTTACTAACTAAGGAACAATCATGAAGCTAATGGCTGAACTGACCGAAGAGGTGAAATACCTCATCGAGGAAAAAGAAGGCAAAAAGCAGTTCTACATAGAAGGCATCTTCATGCAGGGTGATATCGAGAACCGTAATGGTCGCGTATACCCTGTCTCAGTTCTTGAGAAAGAAGTGCAACGATACAACGAACAATATATTCAAAAGAACCGTGCTTACGGTGAATTAGGTCACCCAAGTGGTCCTAGTATCAACCTCGAGCGTGTGTCACATATGTTTAAATCTTTGAAGCGTGAAGGTAATAACTTCATCGGCCGAGCAAAGATTATGGATACACCATACGGTAACATTGTTAAGAATCTAATGCAGGAAGGTGCGTGTCTAGGCGTCTCTTCTCGTGGATTGGGTAGTATGAGGGAAAATGCAAACGGTATCATGGAAGTTCAGTCAGACTTCTTCCTTGCTACTGCTGGTGACATCGTTGCCGACCCTTCAGCTCCTGATGCATTTGTACAAGGCATTATGGAAGGTGTGGAATGGGTCTGGGATAACGGCATTATCAAAGCTCGTCAGCTTGAACAATATAAGCAGCAAATCGAAGAGGGCGCTAAACGCGGCCGCACAGAAGAAGCTTCTATTAAAGTGTTCGAGCAATTTTTCCGCGACCTTTCAAAAAGTTAATTTTATTATTTTATAAATAAATTAAAAGTCAAAGGAGCTTTACATGACAACAAAAGAAAAGAAACTAGACGAGGCGATTGTTACTGGTGGTGGCGAAACTGGTGAAAGCAAAACTGCTGATCCTGTGGGCGGCCAAGCAACACTTCCAAAGTCTAATAAAAACAGCGAGCCTATGAACAAGATTGACACATCTGTCACTCCTGGCCAAGGCGAAGAAGATACCGATACCAAGAACAACGTTAAAGCAACTGCTGATACATCTGCTCAGAACAAAGCTTCTGTTGCAATGAAAGAAGACGTCGCTGCTATGTTCAACGGTGAAGAGCTATCTGAAGAATTCAAAGAAAAAGCTACTGTGATTTTCGAAGCAGCTGTTGCTGCTCGTGTTGCAGAAATCAGCGAATCTTTGCAGCAAGAGTTTGATACTAAGCTGGCCGAAGAAGTTGCTCAAATTGAGGAAAGCCTTTCTGAAAAGGTTGACCAATACATGAGCTATGTCGTCGAGCAGTGGATGGAGCAAAACCAAGTTGCAATCGAATCTTCATTGAAATCAGAAATTACCGAGAGCTTCATTGAAGACCTCAAATCTTTGTTCGAGACACACAACATTGCTCTTCCAGAAGAGAAGGTTGACGTGCTTGAGCAAACACTCGCTCAACTGGAAGAAGCCCAGCAGAAGTTGGACGCTGTTATGAACGAAAACGTCGCACTTACATCTCGTGTAAACGAGTCTGTACGCGCCGAGATCGTCAGCGAAATCTCTGAAGGCTTGGCTGCTACTCAAGTTGAAAAGTTGGTTGCACTTTCTGAAGGTGTGACTTTCGATACTGCTGAGAGCTTCCGCAAGAAACTTGAGATCGTTAAGGAAAATTACTTCCCTAGCGAAAAGGTCGCTGCTGGTAAGCAAAATCTGTTGGAAGAAGTCCAAGAAGACGCAGATACCAAACCAGCTGCTCCTGTAAATAGCCCAGTGTCAATCTATGCACAAGCTATTTCTCGCACAGTTAAAAAATAATTCGATATAAATAAGTTCATCTTAACTACTATTCAAAGAAGGGGATAGAAAAAATGTACCTTAACGAAGACATTCAAAAGAAATGGGCTCCGGTCCTAGAGCACGCTGAGTTGCCAGCTATTGCTGACTCTCACAAGCGTGGTGTCGTTGCCACTCTGTTGGAAAACACAGAAAAGGCATTGATGGAAGCTAGCGGTCAAGCTGCTGGCAGTCAATTCCTTGCTGAGAATCCAGTTCCAGTGAACAACGGTGTTGCTGGCGGCGCTGGTAACGTTGCAACTTTCGACCCAGTGCTGATCAGCTTGGTTCGTCGTGCAATGCCTAACCTAGTTGCTTATGACATCTGCGGTGTGCAACCGATGACTGGCCCTACCGGCTTGATCTTCGCAATGCGCTCACAGTATGCCAACACAACGGCTATGACTGGCGAGACATTCTATAACGAAGTTAACACCGCTTACAGCTCTGTTGTGACCGGCGCTAACACTTTGGGTCAGAAACACGTTGGTGGCGTTCCTGGAACTGCTAACAACGCAGAAGCTGGTGTGTACAACACAGGTTCCGGTATGTCTACTGCACAAGCAGAAGCTCTGGGCACCACAGACAACACCGCTTTCGCACAAATGGGTTTCTCTATCGACAAAGTTACCGTGACTGCCAAGTCCCGCGCTTTGAAGGCTGAGTACACCATGGAACTGGCACAAGACTTGAAAGCAATCCATGGCTTGGATGCTGAGACAGAATTGGCCAACATCCTGACTGGTGAAATCCTGGCTGAAATCAACCGCGAAGTTATCCGTACTATCGCCATTACTGCTACACAAGGTGCTTCTACTGGTACCGCTACTCCTGGTGTGTTCGACCTCGACGTCGACGCTAACGGTCGTTGGTCTGTTGAGAAGTTCAAGGGTTTGATGTTCCAAATCGAACGTGAAGCTAACGCGATTGCCAAAGCAACACGTCGTGGTAAAGGTAACATCATCATCTGTTCTTCAGACGTTGCGTCTGCCCTACAGATGGCTGGTGTTCTGGACTACACTCCTGCATTGAACAGCAACAACCTGCAAGTTGATGACACTGGCAACACTTTTGCTGGCGTGTTGAACGGTCGCATGAAGGTCTATATCGATCCGTATGCAACTGGCAACTACATGGTTGTGGGTTATAAGGGTACCTCTGCATTCGACGCTGGTCTGTTCTACTGCCCATACGTTCCGTTGCAAATGGTCCGCGCCGTTGACCAAGACAGCTTCGCTCCAAAGATTGGTTTCAAGACCCGCTACGGCATGGTCGCGAACCCATTCGCACAGGGCCTCGCAGTTGGTGCTGGTGCATTGGTGAAAGACTCTAACGTGTACTACCGTCGCGTTATCGTTAACAACCTACTGTAATATTAGGTTGAAAGAAGAGGGCCTTGTGCCCTCTTTCTGTAGATACAATAATAACAATATTATACTACATTATATTAGGGAGCTTCGGCTCCCTTTTTTATTGCATCATAAATATACGATGTAAAGGAGTACAATATGGTCGCTGTAGTAAACCAACCAACAAATACAAACTTTCTGTCGCCGATTGGCTTCAGACTGACTATTAAAAAGACGCCTACCATGAACTACTTTGTTCAGAGCGTCAATATTCCGAGCGTGTCACTTGGTGGCGAACCTGTAGACACTCCGTTTAGTCGTATTCCTATTCCAGGAACAAGATTGACATTTGGACAGCTGAGAGTAACATTCAAAGTAGATGAAGATCTCGGCAACTATCAAGAGATCTATACATGGCTTAATGAGATCGGATTCCCTGATAACTTCGCACAGTTTGGGAACATTGCGCAGTATCCTATCCAAACGGGTCAAGGCGTGTATTCCGACATTAATCTAACACTCATGACTAGTGGTATGAATCCCAACTACGATATTACGTTTAGAGATGCTTACCCTGTTGACCTTTCTGACATTACACTGGATAGTACCGCTACCAGCGTGGATTATGTAACAGCTACAGCTACGTTTGTTTATAGGAAGTTTGATCTGCTAAACGTATAACCTTTTTATTTGTTATGAAACTTGATGATATGATGGATGAGTGGGAAAAGGATTCCCAGATGGACCAATCCGAGCTTGGTCTCGAGAGTTTACGTATACCTACCCTACACCACAAATACTTTAAGATCTTCTCACAAGAAGGTTTACTACTCAAGAAACTTGAGTCGGATTATAAAGTACTTCTAAAGCTAAAGACCATGTACTATATGGGCACACTGAGTGAAGAAGAGCTAGAAGAACAAGCCTGGGAACCGCAACCGTTGAAAATATTGAAACAAGATCTACCGTTGTTTATTGAAGGTGATGATGATATCAGGCTTTTACAGAACAAGATAGATATCCAAAAGCAAAAACTCTCCTTCCTCGAGTCAGCGATCAAGACGATCATTAACCGAGGTTTTCTGATCAAGAACGCAATTGATTGGGAGAGATTCAAAGTTGGTGCATAGTGGACGTACTAAGATTATCAAAATACAATGATGCTCTACTAAAAGTAGAATGTGATCCTTCCGTTGGACAAGAGATTAGTGAATACTTTACATTTGCTGTCCCAGGAGCACGATTCACCCCCGCATACAGAAACAAGGTGTGGGACGGTAAGATCCGTCTATTCAACACCCTACGTCAAACATTGTATTTTGGCTTGGTTGAGTACGTATACAAATTTGCAGAAGAGCGTGATTACAAAGTCGAGTTCACAAACCCTGAAGACTTTGAAGACACACCGTTCACCAACGAACAAGCAGAAAAGTTCATCAAGCAACTTAACCTACCTTTTGCACCCCGTGATTACCAAGTTGACACATTTGTCCATGCAATTCAAAAGCGGCGTGCTCTCCTGCTATCCCCAACAGCTTCAGGTAAATCGTTAATCATTTATTTGATTGCCAGGTATCTTTCCCCTGAGGGTAAGATGCTTTTGATCGTACCGACCGTCAGTCTTGTGCACCAAATGGCATCAGACTTCATTTCTTACGGATGCCCGCCAGAAATGATTCACAAGATCCTTGCAGGTGGTGAAAAGCAAAGCGATGCACCGTTTGTCATATCAACTTGGCAAAGCGTGTATCAGTTGCCTAGAAGTTGGTATGATCAGTACAACATCGTCATGGGTGATGAGGCTCACTTATTTAAAGCAAAGAGTCTTACATCCGTAATGGAGAAAATGATTAACTGTAAGTATAGATTCGGACTTACAGGAACACTTGATGGTACACAGACACATAAGCTGGTGCTCGAAGGGTTGTTTGGAAAAGTTCGAAAAGTTACCTCTACAGCTGAACTAATTGAACAGAAACATCTTGCTGAGTTTAAGATCAAAGCTATTGTTCTTAACTACGATGACGAGACGAGGAAGATGATCCGATCCTTTAGTTATCAAGATGAGGTTGGGTTCTTACTATCTTGTGCAAACCGGAACACATTCATTAGTAAGTTGACATCAACACTGAAGGGTAACACACTCGTGTTATTCCACATCATAGCGCACGGTAAGAAGTTATTTCAAGAAATTGAGGCGAGGATGCCGGGCTCAAAAGTATTCTTCGTACACGGTGAAATAACCGGGGATGAGCGAGAGAATATACGGCACTTTACAGAGAAGAATGATAACGTCGTGATTGTGGCTTCTTACGGTACGTTCTCAACGGGCGTCAACATAAAGAATCTTCACAACGTTGTATTTGCTTCACCCAGTAAATCGCGTATCCGTAATTTACAGTCTATAGGGCGTGGACTGAGGAAGAGTGATCAGAAGACGGCGGCTGTGTTGTATGACATATCTGACGACTTGGCGTGGAAGAGTAGAAAGAATTTTACATTGCTACACTTCGGTGAGAGAATAAAAATATATAATGAAGAGAAGTTTGAATACAAAATTTTCACCGTACCAATAAAGGGAGCTCTATGATAGTCATATTAAAACTGTCAAATGGTATTGAGGTTGCAGGAGATCTCATATCAGAGAACAAAG